GGATTTAACTATAACACAAAATTTTCAGAATAGTGCAAATTACCCTGAGTTACAAAGACTTAGATTATTAGGATACATTTAAGACCATCTGCGACAAATCCGCGCTTTGTTTGGTGTCGGGGGAAATTTTGCGCGATTGTATAAATAATAGTATGAGTGAATATAAAGATTTATCTAAAGACGAGCTTGAAGAACTTGGACGTAAATATGGGTTAGAGTTGGATAGAAGGCTCTTAAAATCAAAAATGGTTAAACAGCTTGAAAAGCATATCTCTTCTTTATCTAAAGATGAGCTTGAAGAGTTAGCTAGAGAAGATGGAGTAGAGCTTGATAAAAGACTTACTAAAGATAAGCTTGTAGAGCAAGTTGCATCAATAGGTGAACAAGTTACTGAAATTGAATTATCTGAAGAAGAAAAACAATTAGTAGCTAATTTACAAAATTTAAACTTTTAATGATTAAATAATTGCATGGGCGGCTTTTTACAAAATTCAGATCAATTGGGTTCTAATTTAGCGTTTTTGGATGAAACGACTTTTTTATTACCTGGACAACAAACAACACACTCAGGGGTATCGGGTATAAGAACCGTACCAGCAGTTACAGCAAAAGTTCTATTTAATAAGATTGATAGGTCATTACTTGATGCAAAAAATTCTTCATCTATAGTAAGTGATGTAAGTGCTAAAATTGATAGTACAGTATTTAGATTGAGTATTAATAATGCATATCATAATGAAATTATTTCAGTTATAAATGCTGATAGATTATCAACACAATTTACATTTGTTACATCTGGTGGAGGAGCATTAGCAACTGCAACAGCAGCAGTTTCAGGCTTTTTAACTTTATCAGCTCAAGGGCATAACTCAGTTGGTCCTACACTTAGAAGATTATACCATCTAGGTTACGTTTAAAAATAATAACTTTTATTAAAAAGGTGTTTCCGGAACGGTTACACCTTTTTTTATGGGAACTGTGATATAATATTATTATGATTATTGTCGAATGTAAGTTTAATAGTAAAGCAAAGGAACTCTTTAAATCGGTAAATATAAAGATTAAGGAACTGGAACGTTTTACAAACTTTATATTAAATGAATATAAGGTAACGAGAAAGATCTGGAACTATGATTTACAAATTAAAACTATAAATTGTGATACATCAGGTTATTATTTTGGTTGTAATGAAATGGAAATAGGAAATAAAACGTTTAAACGTTCCTTAGCTAAAAAAAGAGAATGGTACTTAAGTTCCTATTTTCATGAGTTATGTCATTTTGCTCAAGATAATTTAGATAAAGTTAAAGAGTCTAAATTAGATTATACAGATAAAGATGCAGCAAATTGTACTAATAAATATTATAAAAATCCTATGGAAATACAAGCTAGGGAGTTTGAAGAAAAATATACTAAGATCTATTTAGAATTATATTCTTAATCTTGAGGCCATAATCGAGCTTTCATATACTCGATATCTTTCTTTATTTCAGCAATATCAACTTCCATTTCTTTCATACTCTCTGTAATAATGACTTCTCCATTTGGGGTAATAAAATTGCTAACTAATGTTTCTATTTTTTCTACTAAAGGTAATAACTCTCTAATTTCTGTTTGGTTTGCTAGAGCCATAAATCGTAAAGTTTGTGTCTCTGTTTCAAGACTTTCTATTTTTAATCTAATTATTTCTTGGTCTTTAATATATACTTCTTGAGTAACGTATTGATTGTTTAACCATAAAGCGGCTAACGCTCCTAAACCTGCTAATACGAAAGTAGCAAAATTTAAATTATCTAATGCAGAGCGAAAGTAAGAAATAGATTTTTTCATTTAATATATATTTATTAAATTTTCTTATAAATAATAATAATAATGAGTGATCAAAGTAAAATTTTTAATCTTTATGAGCAAAACTTAAACCAATCAGCTATTGCTTATATGCAGCAAAGAAATAATGATAAAAATTATGGTAAGTATACCCCTGATCAAGGTAAACCATCATATGTTAAATATAGCGTTCCAACAACAAATGCCTCAAAAGTAAAAGGAGCTCCTTTTACTCCTAATGGTATAAGTGGTGATGAAGAAATACTTATAAAAGGTTTTGGTGTAATAGATAGTAGTCAAGCAGAAAAATTATTGGATGATATAAAAAAAGATATCCATGAGTTAGTTAATAGAAATGTAACAGGGGCTATATTAAAAAGTAAATTAGATCTTTATGCTTCTATAATACAACAAATGTCTTGATTATTTTAATACATATACTATAATTAGTATGTGGCAGACGTATTAGAACTAACCTGGGATAATGTAGATTTTTTACTTGATTGTTTAAGTGATGAATTAAAAAGAAAATCTACTAAATATGATACTATTATTGCTTTAGGTAGAGGTGGTTTAATTCCTGCTACTACTTTAAGTTATAAATTAGGAATACTTAATCTTCATAATTTAGGTATTAGTACTAGAGAAGATCAAGGTAAATATAAAGAAACTATAGTATATCAAAAACCTAATAATATAAGTAAAGATTCTAAAATATTAGTTATAGATGATATAAATGATAGTGGACGAACTTTTACCGCAGTAAAATCTATTCTTTTATCAGAATATGGTATAGATGATACTAATGTATTATATGTTAGTTTAGTCCAGAGAGAAGGAACTGAATTTTTTAAAAATACTATTTCTGGTAATATTTTGCATACTTCTCGCTGGTTAGTGTTTCCTTGGGATAAATAATTAAGTGAGGGCTAGACCATTTTATTTTGAGATTAAAGATATGTTAACGCAGTTTGTTGCTGCGTTTGATGATATAGTTATAGGTCGATTTAATAAAGATAGAGTTGAAAGAGATAAAATTAACGTCAGGTATGTTTATGCTCCAAAGCAAAGAGTTTTATATGATTTAGTTAATGAAAATAAAACTCTTACCTTACCTGTAGTATCAGTTAATGTAAATAATATTTCTAGAGACAATTCTAGAGTTTTTAATAAATTAGACGGATTTTATTATCAAGGAAATGTAGGGGATGAAACTGTATCTAGGCATTTAAAAGCCCCTGTACCTATTAATATATCTTTATCAGTATCAATATTAACTAGATTTCAGACTGATATGGATCAAATAATAAGTAATTTTGTTCCTTTTTGTAACCCATACGTAGTTATATCTTGGAAAGTTCCAGAAAAATTTAAAATAAGTGTTGATCAAGAAATTAGAAGTGAAGTATTATGGAATGGAGATGTAAGCATGAACTACCCTACCGACATTGCTGCAGCTCAAAAAGCAAGAGTAACTGCTGATACTTCTTTTACTATTAAAGGTTGGTTGTTTAAGGATGTAGATGACCCGTCAGGTAATATATTCTTTGTAGATCAAAACTTTTATAATGAAACCAAATTGCAATATTATGATAATTTTGAAACTTTATCAGGTAATACATATTCTTTTCCCACTTCTACTAACTTGGAAAAAAGAGTAGAAAGTTTTGAATTATCAGGTTCACCTTTCATTACTGATATATTTTATAGTGGTATATTATTACAAGAAAACGTTACTATTTCATCAGGCACTTCAGCTAATATTATCTTAAACGGAGAAGGTTTTGCAAATACTGAAACTGTATTATTTAGTACTAATAATACATCTGTATATAAAAATCTTACTTCTATTTCTACATTTGATAGGCAGGGACCAGTTTCAGGTGAATCTATACCTTTTACTATAATAAACGACAATACTATTATTTTAAATAGTCCACCGATTTCTGCAGGAGATTTAAGATTTATACCTTTAAATAAAGCAGGTTATGATTTTTCAGACTATTCTTATATGGATACTATAAGCGGTAGGATACCATCATTGAGTAGTATATTTATAAAAATTAATGCACCGAAAAATAGAATAGATTACATTAGTACATATGATGAAGCTCCAGCTACGTATGGTGATACTTTTTCAATAAGTGCACAATTTGTTGATGGAAATGCTGATACTGACCATGGTACAGCTTTTAGATTTTTCGGTTCTGATCGAAACGGAGATTTATTTGAATCAAAAGGTACTAATAGAACGTTAAATTTTAAAATAGGAGATGTTATTAAAATAAAGAATATAGGTAAGAGAGTTGAAGGGGTACCCTCTTTAACATTAGGATTATCAGGTCACCCATTTATGGTTAAAACTAGCCCAACTTTAGGTAATAATGATCAACCTGATAATGTTACCAATAATGGAGTCGATGTTGGTGAGACTATTATATTTAACCCTTTAAGATTAGGCAATTTCTTCTATATAGATTTTACTAAAGATCAAAGAGATAATGGTTTAATTACAATATCAAATTATTAATCATATAGATAACATTAAAATAAGTATTAAATAATAATAATGGCTGATCAAAATAATAATAGACCTCAATCTGGTTTTTTAAAAAATTTAGTTAATAAATTACCTTACCAGTCTGTAGATTTTAATAAGGTGTTAGGTGATTTAAATCCTAAGTATGATACCTTTCAAGATACTGGTATGAGAAGAGTTGAGGCTTTGGCTAAAAACTCTATCTTTTATAACAATGATTTTAATAATACAGGGGCTGGTCAAGTAAGTGTTGATGGTAATTACAGTGCATTGGTATATGCAAATGTAGAAGAAAATAAAGGCGGTAGATTAAGAGACTATCGAATAATGGCTGCTTTTTCTGAAATAAGCGATGCTTTAGATGAAATATGTGATGAATGTGTTAATAAAGATGAAAATGGTAATATAGTTCATTTAAATTTTAGAAATACAGAAATTGATGAAGAAAAGCAACAAGATATTAAAGATGAGTTTGAAAAATACATAGACTATTTTAACTTAGATAAAAAAGGTTTTGAATATTTTAGACAGTTATTAATTGAAGGAGAAATATATTTCGAACATATTATACATCAAGGTTATACCTCTGATGGTATCCTTGGTGCAGTTTTATTGCCAGGTGACTTAATAGATCCTATTTATGATAATATTCAAAATATGATTATTAAAGGTTATATTTTACGTAAACCAATTTTTGATCCTAATAAACCTGAAAAAATAGATAAGTTTGATTTTATACCAATGGACGATAATCAAGTCTCATATATAAATTCAGGTATATGGAATCAAGATAAAACCTTTAGATTACCTTTTATTGAAAATGCTAGAAGAGCATATCGTCAGTTATCGTTAGTAGAAGATGCTATAGTAATATATAGACTAGTTCGTGCACCAGAACGTCTAGTCTTCAATGTTGATGTCGGTAATATGGCTCCACCTAAAGCAGAAGCATATTTAAGAAAGCTAATACAAGAATATTGGAGTAAAAAGACATTTGATACTAATCAATCTGGTCAAGTTCAAAAATTTAACCCTCAATCTATGCTTGATTCTTTCTGGTTTGCTAAGAGAGCAGGTTCAGAAGGTACATCAGTTACGCAACTACAAGGTGGTGCTAACTTAGGTGAGTTAGCTGACTTAATGTATTTTGTTAATAAATTATACAAAGCATTAAAAGTACCAACTAATAGATTAAATCCAGAATCAACATTTGATGATAGTCAAAGTATTTTAAGAGAAGAATTAAAGTTTGCTAAATTTATAATTAGAATGCAGCAGCAGTTTGCATCAGGTCTTAAAAATGGGTTCATTACACATTTAAAACTTAAAGGTATGTTTGATGACTATGATTTAAAAGCTAATAATTTACATTTAGAGTTTAATGTACCTACTAATTTTTATGAATTAAGAGAGAGTCAGAAGTTAGAACTTAAAGCTACAAACTTTAATGCTTTAGCTTCTAATGAATTTATTGCAGCAACATATGCACAGAAACGTTATCTTGGTTGGAATGATGTAGATTTAAAAGCTAATAGAGAGTTCTTACGTAAAGATGCTGAATTACAATGGGAATTACAACAAATAGGATCAGCTGGTCCTAATTGGAGAGATGGTTTATCATCTAGTACTGATACCCCTGATGCAGGGGTTGCTGATCCTGGTTTAGGGGCTGGAATTAGTCCTGAGACACCACCCGACTTCGGAGGGGGACCTGCTGATTTAGGAGCTCCTGAACCTGTAGCAGCTGAAGCTCCTGCTCCAGAGCCTGAAGTTTAATTACATTTT